ACCAGGGAAGCGATGGGCGACCAAAGGGACCCGGTGGAGATGAAGTCCTCGGTTTCGCGGAGGTAGTAGATGGAGGTGGTGAATGCGGAGGACCAGGGGGTGGGCATGGTAAAGATGCTGTTCGCCTGCGGGACCACATTCACAATGTTCTCGGGGTAGTAGACCGGCGTGACGTTGCCCGCAACCCACGCGGCCGATGCCGGGGCGGTGATGACCGATGTGGAGGATTGCGTGTAGGAATACGACGAGGCCGAGGTGGACAGAACCTTGGACTGGCCGCCAAAGTAAATGGTGTCAAAGTTGCTGATGAGGCCCTCCAAGTTGGAGTTGTAGCCGACAAAGGAGAACTCGGACGCACCGTAGGGAACCGAGGAATAGGCTACGGCTCCCGATGTGCCCGTGCCGCTGCCCGTGCCTGTGCCGGTGCCCTGTCCCGCACCATAGTAGGTGTTGGTCGGGAAGAAAGGGCCGAACGGCTGGGACGGGTCAGACACGCCCTGCGATGCGGAATACGCCGAGGAAGGAGGTGTCGGCTGCTGGCCGTAGGGAAGCCACGAGGTCAGGGCATCCTGGACGAGGGAAAAGAGGCCGGTGTTCTGGTCATATTCAAAGTAGGGGCATCGGGTGCCGCCTACGCCCTGGATTTGATTGGCCTGGGTCATAACCGTCTTCCACGCTGTCGTAAGGGCATTGTTCATAATGTCCACCCAGTGCGAGTAGGAGTAGAGGTAGTAATAATTCACCTCGGGCTGACGAGGAAAGACGTTGAGCGGCTTGACCGTAAAGGGAGCCTGGTTCTCGTTAATCCAGGTGAGGGGGATGGTGGCTACAAAGGACTGGGTCGTGGCCGTGGTGCCCGTGCCACTACCAACCGTCGTGCCAACCGTAAGGCCAAACGACACGGAGTAGATGGAGTAGTTAATGTCCGCATAGTTCTGAAAGGCAGCCACCGGGGACCCGGCTGTGACGGATGCCGACCCTTGGAGGATGGAGGTCGTGGCATTGGCAATTGTAAAGGTCGTGGCCGTGGACGAAACCACAGTGCCCGTCACGTTATATGCCGTGTTGCTGAACCCAGTGACCGTGACGGACTGGCCGAGGGTTAGGGCCACAGCCCAGGAGGTGAAGGTGTAGGTGACGGTCGTAGCCACTGTGCCCGTGCCCGTGCCCGTGCCCGTGCCTCCGCCACTCGCAATCGCAGAGGTAAGGACAACTCCCGTCTGCTGGGGACCAATCATCTGCGGAATGAGGATGGGGAGCGTCTTCTGGGCACCGTTAATACTGAAGTTGTCTACGCTGACTACATACTGGCTCGTGTCCTTGATGAGCGGGTATTGCCGCGTGTCCTGGAAATACACTGTCGGGTCATCCGTCGCCTGCGTAGTCGCCACCGTATTGTTGATGATGGTGGCGTTATAGTAGACATACTCACCATCTGCCGATGCTCCCGACATAACACGCTGCGTGAACGACATTTGTAAGAAGCGGGGGTTTTCTTTCGCCTTACTTACCGACCACGTTCGCTATGCTCACTTACCGATGAGGTTGAAACTGAACCCACTTACAAAGTCGTCGGGGGTCATGCCGTCCACACACGCATCCTTAACGAGTTGGGTATAGGCTGGCAGGTCAAGATGCTTCAAATAGAGGCGGACGAGGCAATGCCGGCCGCAGGTATTCATATTGTTCTTCTCCTGCTGAAAGGGGACGGCGTTAGACTTGATTGTGTAGGGGCTGGTCTGGAGCAACTTGGTCAGGTGGTTCGTGTCCTGCCCGAACTGCTCCTGCTTCTCCTTGGAAATCCACTTCTTCTCGGCATCGGGCTTGTAGCCGCCATACGGGTCAAAATACTCTATAACGGGCTGGTCCCGGAGTTTCAGGAGGCAGACCCAGTGACCGGTGGATTCATTCTGCGTCAGGTAAAGGAGCATCAGGCGGCCCTTTTCATCCAGAACCTCGTCAATGCTCTGGGCCTTTAACAACTCGGGGTAGGACACGACCCGCAGAGTAGGAATGACCTTCTTCATGTCCGTTTCACTCAGTGCGTATGCCTTCACTTCCTCCGCCTTGCCCCCCTTCCGCAGGGCGTCCGCTTGCTGGATTGCCCGCTCCAACTCCACCGGCTTCCGCGACAGTGCTGTCCCGCCCACGTAGGCCCTGTAGCCGGATTTGCGACCCAATTTGAAGGGGCGGATTTGAGGGCGTGGGGACATCCTTTACATTGTCCGCAGGGTAAATAGTGATGCGTTCTAAACCATTGGCCTCCTCGGGTTTCGCAATGTCCTCCACCTTACCAAACTTGGAGGTGAAGACGTCCAAGACAACCGGCGGCAGAAGCGGGCTGATTTCTTGGAGCCGGTCAATCTGGTCCCGGACATACTTTAACAGGGCAGTGGGCGTCTGCCGCTCCTCGCGGGGCAGGCCTAACTCAACAGAGAGGAAACGGTATAGTCTGCTGTATTGAATGGAGGAGATGCGGTGTCCTTCTTGGCGTTTGGCCCAGCCAAAGTAGGAGCCGACGGTGTTGAGGACGGACACGAACAGTGAAGACACCCCCAGAACAACGGGGGTATAGGCCCATCCTTGAAATATTTGTTGGCTGCCGACAGACAGGAAGCCTGTGACGGCGGAGAGGACAATGACGGGGAGGTCAATGAAGGTCTTGCGGTGGGCGTAGAGTTCTTCGCTCCGCTTATGGCACCACGCAAGGCAATTTGCCTTTTCTCCCGTTTCGCGGAAGTAGTCCTCCAGAGAGTGATGCCAACTGATGATGGGTTGGGTTTCGCCATCGCTCATTTGTTAGGTAGGCGTGGTTTCATTTGACGGACATTAACAAATGCGACTCGTCAAGGCCAAGGACGGACAGCACAAGTGGGTTGCGGTCTTTAAGGATGGGCACAGGCAAGCCTTCGGAGCCGCGGGCATGGATGATTATACCCTTACGCATGACCCGGAGCAGAGGGAGGCCTACATTCGCCGGCACTTGAAGGACTTGGACACGGGCGACCACCGGCGGGCCGGGTTCCTCTCCATGTTTGTGCTGTGGGGCCCAACCACCTCAGTCCGGGAGAATGCCAAGTTCTACTCCAAGCAGTTCAGGGAGTAATTACCCGCATCTCGGAAAATGAATGGGTAGATTTTGACCCTTTTTGGCCAAAATTCTCCCAGAAAAATTCAAATTTTTGGGAGGGGGGTTGAAATTATTTTTTTTGGGCTTGAACAACTGAAAATGGTCAAAAATCTACCCAAAACCTAGGTCTTACCTGTCTTTTCAAGTAAAAATGTAGTGGTGTGACCTGTTTAGGTCTTGGGAGGAGGCCTTAATTCCTCTACCCATTCATTTTCCGAGTTGCGGGTAATTACACGTCCTGGTCATTGTGTGCGGCCAGGGCAATCCCGTTCATGCTCCACTCGGGGGGAGGCGGCGGGATGACGTTCATCCCGGCTTGGGCGTAGGCTGCGATGTAGCAGGCCTCGCAGCGGTAGAGGCGTCGGTTGTCGGGCATCTTCAGAAACCGCACCCCGTTGGCCCCGTGCCGCCGGCCGCAGGGGCAGTTCCGCCGGTGGATGCCGCCAAAGGCCGCGTTCTGCGGGATGGTCCCGTTGTTCCGAGCCTCGCGAAACAGGGCCTGGGCTCGCCTCCGTGCGGGTAGGTCGTTAAACCCGTCTATGGCCCGCTGGCGGCGGTCGGGGTCGTTGGCCCGGCCATCCTGGGGGATGACTATGGGCGGCAGGGCACGCGGCGGGGGCGGTGCGAAGAAGGGGTCGGGTTGTCCGTTGGCCAGCAAGGCTCCGGGCGGTGGAAGTAGCGGCACATACGGGATGGTTGCTCGGCAAAGCGGGCAGCAGGCGATTCCGCGTTGTCCCAGGCCCCAGCCCGTGCGGACACTTTGGATTCTTGGTTGGCAGTCGGCACAGTAGGTATGGCCGTTGGGGCAGATTGGGTCGCGTCCTTGAAGCGTGTTGGGCTCGTAGCAGATGGGGCAGTCGTGGTCGCCGATTTCCTCGGGAAGGTCGGGTATAGGGTTCGCCATGGTGCTCGCCCTAACCCCTACTTGTTTGGCCCAGACGCATCCGTTTTTACCGTTCCAAGCCCCGTTTTTACCTCTCGGGATGCTTTTGTTATAAATCGCGAATGGAACGGCAAAAACGGATTTAGGTCCTCCAAACGAATAGGACTGTGGCGACCCGACTACGACTAAAATGAACACCTACCACGGCACCACCATCCCCGACTTTAAGACCCTCGTCCAGCAAATCAAGGCCAA